CGGCTCCAGCTTTTCAGCCAGAACCTCAATATACATTCCGCGCCCGCGAACATCCTCCGCGCTGACAATGCGGTATCGCTCACTGTCACAAATGAGAAACAGCGCGGTTGTTATCTCGACACCGGGGGGCTTCCGAAAACGGAAGAGAGCGGTTGCTTCGCTGAACGCCGCCATATTTGCCCACCGCTCGTTGCCGTGGCGGTCTTCTTTGTAGGCGCGGATGGAAGCGATGATATGGTCGCCGATGGTGACAAAGCCGTCCGCGTCCTTCGACGAGGCGGTGGAGATGATGTCGATGAAGGTATTCATTTTGCCAAATGCCATCTATATTCATCCTCCATTAATAAAATTCGCCTCACCTATTGACAACCGAATTTAGTTATGTCAAACTACATAAGTAATATAACATAACTGAAAGTGAGGGCTCGTCATGTTAGCAACATTCAATGATTTCATTAAACAAAACCCAAACTGTAAGAAGTTTGAGAACGATGACGATATGCAGAACGTATTCGACTTCCTTTCACAGGACTTTATCATCGTGCAGATGATAGACGCGAGCGAAGCGGGGAAACCTGCTCTTTCTCCTGTCGCTGTGAACGTCGAGCATTTTTTCGCCGACTTAAATAAGTCTCATAACAACTCTCTTGATGATAACTTCACAAAGCAAGCAGTCGGGCTGATGGTCAAAACGATACTTGAGCCTTTCGGGTACGTTGTCTGGAAACAGAAAGACCTGCCAAAAAGTGTGGGTGCTTCCAAATTCCAATCAGCATCTACTTATCGCTTTGACATCAATGCACCAAGAACAATGAAGATTGTAAAGCGTGTCGTGGAAATCAATCCAGAAACCCATTAAGGAGGTTTATCATGTCAGATTGGAACATCATCCGACCCTTTGTGACCCAGATACTTCAACAGCAACGTTACACAAACAGCGGTAACTATCATGGAACTCATTGTTTCTTAACTGCATATCAAATCGCAGTCTTGGTTGATCGAATGAATCCTACTCTTAAAGGCAACTTGCCGATTGGTGGTAAGAACGTTGGGCCTGATAGCTTTGCAAGGCAAATCGCATGGCATCTGTCAGATGACATTAACCGCAACACATTCAATGGCAACCTTGAGGTTCAATTTCTCAGTCTAAGTGGGCTTGAGTCATTTATTTTTGATGGAGGACATACTCCATCCGACAATGAGTTCTCAATGTTTCGACTCTTGTCATGATTCATACCTCCCAGTGCCTATCCAAGCGAAGAAGCAGATTAACCGTTTCCCATACCTGCTGTCCGGCCTGCACGCTGTCCGCGAAAAAGCCGCCGGTGCTGCCATCCCTACTCTCGTAAAAGTGGGACGACAGCATAATCACGGCCTGCTCGGTGGTGGGCGGCATGGCGGTTTCCTCATAACTGCCCGCGGGGATGTGCTGGTAGCTTTCGGCGTAGGAAACGGCGGCGCGGATGAAGCCTTTAAGAAGGTCGTCATCCGCGCCGTGTTCCAATATGAGGTTTGCCTTGACCTTGGGCAGTAGCTCGTCAATCAGCGCCATGCCGCCGCACCCCCTTCCTTACGATGCTTTCTGCTGGAGAACCTTGACGGCTTCGGGCAGAATCAGCTTGCCGTCCACACGCTGGGTGGCGATGAAGCCCACCTGACCCGTAGCCGCGTACAGTTCGTTGAGCCGCTTGAACACCCGACCCTGACGGTCGGCCACCCAGTAATAGCTGAAATCGCCGAACGCGATGGTTTTCGCTGCCGCCGCGATGGCGGGAACATAGGCGGAGGTATACAGCGGACGGTTGAGAATGGTATCGGGCGTACCCGCCTGAATGGAGGGCTGCCAGAGATACTGACCCTGGCTGTCTTTGAGCTTGCGGATGGCCTTGACGGTGGAGTCATTCATCACGAAAACAGCCTTGTTGCGATAGGGTGCTTTCAGTGAGTAGAAGAGGTCAAGCACCTCGTCCAGGGTGATTGCCGTAGCGCCGGCAGTGGTCACGCCAAGCTGTGCGCCGCCCGTGGCGGCAAGAATGCCGGTAGGCTTGCCGGAGCCGTCGCCCCCGAAGAAAGACTCCTCCTCCTTGTTGCCGATGCGGCGGGCAAACTCCCTCGAAATATACGACTCGAGGTTGAACACGCTGTCGTTGAGCAGCTCCTCAGAAACCTTTATCAGGGTGCCCAGCTTATACGCGCCGATAGAAACCTGCCCAAAGCTGTCGTCGCTTTCGGGAATAGCGCCTTCCTCGTCAATCCAGGAGGCAGTACCCTTGGATGCGACGACCGGGATTTTGCGGTCGCCGGAAGAGGTGGTGATGACGTTTGCCAGCCTGCGGAAGATATTCTCCTCCTCAAGGGCTTCCACAAGATTGCGCTCAAATTCGTCCGGGACAAGGTAGCCGCCCTCGGTGTCGGTGCCGATCTGCAGAGCGTTTCTCACAACTGGGTCGAGTCCCTCTCCGGCGCGGGTGCGCATGGCGTTCCAGAACGATCTTTTGTATTCGGTGGAGGCGCGCCCGGTCTTTTCCTCCGTACCTTTGGACGGGGTGTTGGTGATGGGATTGCTGGTGGCCTTCGACAGCTCGACGTCGATCACGGACTGCCGCTCAAGGCGCTCGATTTCTTTGCCCAGAGCCACAACATCGGCTTCCATCTTGTCGTAGGTCGACGTGTCCTCGGCGGAGAGCAGACCGTCGCCGCCGCGCTTGGTGTCCAGGAACGCCTTTGCCGCGTCCCATGCCTTGGCGCGCTTTTCGCGCAGTTCAAGAATTTTACTCATTGTGTGTTCCTCCTTAAAATTAGTGGGAGATTAAAGAGAGCCGCTTATCCAGCGACTCAATGGGGGTTCCCGTTTTCGGTTTTGTTTGTTTCGGCAGCTTGCTGATTAAAGAATTGGTGACCGCCATGCGAGAGAAAATCAGGCTGTCAGCGGCGGCTTTTTCGCCCTCGGCGAACATGATCTTATCCGCAAAGCCCAGTTCAACCGCCTTGTTGGCGTTCATCCAGGTTTCCGCGTCCATCAGGTGGGAAAGCTTCGGGCGGGACAGCCCAGATTTCATCTCGTAGGCGTTAATGATGCTTTCCTTTACCTCGTCCAGCAGCGCCTTGGCGCGGAGCATTTCCTCGCTGTCGCCGATGGCGATGGTGGAGGGGTTATGGATCATCAGCATGGACACGGGGGACATATATACGTCGCCGCCCGCCATGGCGATAACCGAAGCCGCACTCGCCGCCAGCCCGTCAATCTTGACGGTGATTTTCCCGGTGTAATCCATGAGCATGTTGTAGATCTGCGCCGCCGCGAACACGTCGCCGCCGGGAGAGTTAATCCACACCGTGACATTACCCGCCCCTGCGAGCAGATCATCCTTGAACATTTTGGGCGTTATTTCGTCGCCCCACCAGGTTTCGTCGGAAATGACGCCGTTGAGATAGAGGGTGCGTTCCTCGGTGGTTTCGTCCCTTACCCAATTCCAGAATTTCTTCATTGGCCTTTGGCCTCCTTTGATTGATTTCCGGCGAACGCGCCTGCGTCCGCCAGTTTGGTCATATTGCCGTTGACCAGATACAAATCGCCGCCTTCTACAGTGGGAATGCGGTTCATGTCCTCCAGCTCGCGGATGTCGTTTGCCGACATCCAGCCGTTCTGCCGGCCGACCGCATACCCGTTCATACGGCTTTGGTAATCGCCGCGCAGCAGTCCGTCCAGATTGAACCGGATGAACAGAGACGGCTTTTCGGAGGGCAGAAGCAGCGACTGCTGAAGACTCTGTTCCCAGCGAACCACCCATGGGTCGAGGGTGTATTTCACGAATTCCAGCGACTGCTGTTCGATATTTGAAAAGCTGGATTTCTCAAGGTCTCCCACCATGTGGGGAGGGACACGATAAATACGGGCGATTTCGTTGATCTGGAATTTCCGTGTCTCCAGAAACTGCGCCTGCTCCGGCGGGATGCCGATTGCCTGAAACTTCATGCCCTCCTCAAGCACGGCGATTTTATGCGCGTTGCCGTTGCCCTGATAGGCGGAGTTCCAGCTTTCCTTAACACGACCGATATCCTTGATCACACCTGGATGCTCCAGCACACCGCCAGGGTTCGCGCCGTTGGCAAAAAAGCTGGCACCGTATTCTTCGGTGGCGAGGGACATGCCAATGGCGTTCTTCGCCATCGCGATGGGGCTGTAACCAATCAGTCCGTCAAACCCAAGGCCGGGAATGTGGAGAACCTCATCACGGCGGAGCGTGATATACCCGCCTTTAGGATTCAGCCCGGTTTCATCCGCGTCGCGGTAATAGGTGTAAAGCAGCTCTCCGTTTGCCGCCCGGCTGACGTCCATCTTGCTTGGAAGCAGAGGGTAGAGCGCGACCGCCTGCCCGCGCCCGTTGCGAACAACCTGCGCGTAGGCATTGCCCCAAAGCAAAAGATGACTCATCAGTGTTTCTCGAAACACGAATGAAGTCATCTCAGGGTTTGGCTCGTCATGAAGTAGGTGGTAGAGGGGGTGCAGGGGGATGCGTTCCTTGCCACCGTCTGAACGGTATCGGTAAATATGCAGCGGCAGACCGGCCACGGCTTCGGACAGGATGCGCACACAGGCATAAACCGCCGTGGTCTGCATTGCCGTCCGCTCGTTGACCGTCTTTCCGCTGGTCGTGCCACCAAACAGGAACGACCACCCGCCGCCGATGCGGTTTTGCGGCTTGTCGCGGGAGTGAAACAGTCCGGATAATATATTCAAATGGTATCACCTCCAAAAATGGGCATGAAAAAAGCACCCGGCTGGTTTTGCCAGATGCTTTTAGACCCAGAACTACATTGTGTCATGTATTATCAATTGTTGGGTTAACTTTCTTTATATCATATTGCGAAAAGCTATCGATAAGTTCTGTGAAAACCTCCTGGTATTTTTTGATTGTCTCAAGCAACTCATCTATTGAGTCTTTTGCATTAGCACATAACTCGAACAAAAGCGTTCCTGCTTCACCAGATGCCCGGTCTATGCAATTTTCCAGATTGTCTTCGTACGCTTCCATTGCATAATCCGTTTGTAATAGATGTTCTATATGATTGTTATATCCGAAATGTGCAAGTTCATATATTTCGTCAGATGTTGACGAACTTTCAGCCGTTTTTGCTAAGTCCAGCAAATTTTCATACAACTCATTTATCTTATCAAGTTCATCATCGTCGCTGCCTGTAATTCCATCGACAGCATCATATATATCACGTGCTATTGTATTGGCGCTATTCAAAACTTCATTAATGGCTTCTAAAGTTTTTGTGTTTAAAGTATCCTCATGCTCAATGTAATAAAACCATTCCCCATCAATATCGTCGTGGAGCGCATATGTTTCCTCGTGAAGCTCATTGTATAAGTTGAAAACAGCAGATACGACCATATTTGCTTCCAATATTAAACCAGTGTAGTTATATTCATAATATGGAACAGAGGCGCTTTCAATTTCAGGTAATACTTCTGATTTCAAAAAGGTTACAAATTCATTATCTCGGCATATAAAGCCAAACTCACTATTATTCTGGCTTTCCTCAGAATAATTAGCAGATCCAACATAAGCCACGGTATCCGTCATAATAATTTTGCCGTGATTTCCAAAGTTGAAAAACACAGATGCTTTTTCACCCAAACTCTCTGGAGATAGCTTTGTCAAGTAAACATCAATTTTCTTTTTTGCCATTTCCCTATAATTGTCGCGGTAGTATGTTTCCCATCTATTTGGTATATTCGTAACAATTGTGATAGAGCAACTGGTGGGTGCAGCCTTTATACAGTTCATAAGAAAAGTTTGTCTTTCAGAGATGTTATAGGTAATTACTGTTATTTCACTTGCATTTTTCATCTCATCGAGTACTTCTTGATATCCAAGCTCATCTTTGGAATATATAAATTTTGCTTGTTGTGTTGTAAATTCCTTTTTCATAGCATGCATCCTTTCAAGTTTACTCCAAAAAATGCGTTATAAAAATTATAACATAATTTTGTATCACCTACAATATTTGCAATAGCCTTCGCTTAAAATGGATTGCATCAAGCCTCTCTCAATAAATCATAAAATCAATAACCCCCTATCGTTATACACACTTTCTCGGTTATCATTGCCGCACCGAATAGCCCGGTCGAGCGCCATGATTGTAGCTACCGCGCCGTCAATTTTCTCAGTGGATTTTTCCTTGTCGGCCTTAATGTTTCCGGCAGGATCGGTGCGGATATAAATGTTGTCCATCATCCAGCGGAGGACAGGATGCCCGCCATGGGCAAGTTTTTCCTCTAAGGTCAGTTTCATAAGTTCTTTGGTCGGTGGGGACATATCCTTGAAGCCCTGACCGAACGGGACGACTGTAAATCCGAGGTTTTCGAGGTTCTGCGTCATTTGCACGGCACCCCAGCGGTCAAATGCAATCTCCCGGATGTTGA